ACCTGGAAACCATCTAATGATAACCGGTGGCCTAACGGAGAGCTTAACATTAAAGCTATCCTCTAAAAAGTATTTCATTTTTAATATATACTTGTCTACTAAATTGTAAACATCTAAATTAATTCTAGATAGAATATCAAAGCTACACTGCCTGTTTGTCCAGTAAGAGGCATCATATGTGCATGTGCCATCTTCAGCATATGTATTCTCTCCAGCATCCATCCATTCATTAATGGTAGGCAAGAAGGATTGTATTTTTTTTAAATCTTCTAATTCAACAAAATTTTTGATAATTTTTATATTGTCAGATGAAGAACCAAAATATCCTGGTAGAATTAATGACTTGTCATTTGTATTAAGCATAATAACCCCTAGACTTGAAGCTGTGGTATAATAATCATATCATAAATAGAAAATGAACGGAGATATTATGGAATACTTTCACATAGGAGCCTGCAAAAATCCAGAAGACAATGCAAAGCTTGGAATCTATCTCTATAGAGGGGCACTTACAGATGATACAAACATTCCAGAAAGATTAGAAAAAACTATTGGAAATAGTACTCACGATCTATTTAAGTGGTCAGATGCAATGGTCGGCTACAATGAAAAAATGCCAGACTATAGAGATTGCGTAGATCTAAAAATGAGTCCAGCACATTGGCCAATGTTGACTCCTGAATTTGAAGAAGTAAAAAGCGTTTACGAAGATACAGAAAAAGCAATTAAACAATGCTTGAATCATTATGAATCTTTATACAATTTCAAAATGGAATATATGGAAGCAATTAACTTTATTCGCTATGGTAAAGATCAGCATTTTGCTGTTCATACAGATCATGGCTTTTCTTATACATGCACCGTTTCATCAATTGCCTATTTCAATGATGATTATGAAGGTGGAGAGCTTTGGTTCCCATATCTCAACATCGCTTTCAAGCCTCAAAAAGGTGACATCTTGATGTTTCCGTCCACCTATATTTATGCGCATGCTTCTCTGAAGGTGACTAGTGGAACTAAATATAGCGCAGTAACCATGTTTGACTACAACGACAACAATCACAAACAGCCTTTGGGTTATGCTACTGATGGCTCTAAGGTCACTGAGAATGTTGGAATATCAAAGGGTGGCACACAGCCAATAATGTACGCACCACCAAGGTAATTAGATGACCAAGTTAACGTTAGTAAAGACAACTCAAAATCCACCAGAGATAAAGCAATCTCGATTTAATAGAGATTGGATGGATGCTACATACAATAAGCATGCATATCAATGCCTGCCTTTAACGGTTGCTAATGTTACTGGTTGGGAACTAATTCTTCAACAAGATGTTCTAGTTCAATGGGATGGTGGAAATACAGTTCCAAGAATACTAGAGGGCGAAAAGTTTGACGACAGACCAATTGCAATCCCAAGTATCATTGGAATGATGTCTTTTACTACAGGTTGGGCTTTTAATACAGAAGATGGATACAGTACCTGGATATCTGGTTCTCCTAATTATTTTGTTGATGGTGCAGTTCCATTGACTGCATCAATACCAAGTTATTGGTGGCCAGACGAATTCAATATGAACTGGCAAATAACAAAAGTTAAAGAACCAGTCCTATTTCCAAAAGGAATGCCTATAATGCATTTTGTAATTTATCCAAATACATTACTGGAATCAACAGAAATTGTTGTAGAAAACCTTTGGGATAAACCACAATTGATGGATGCTCGTCAGTCATACGGAAACGCAAAAAGCGAAAAAATGAGAGATGAACCTTGGACCTGGATGAAAGGTATTAAAACTGGTTTAGATGAAAATGGAGAAAGAATTGGTCCAGCTTTTGAAGGCTTACCAAAGTTAGCTCATCCTTAATATGAATTTTACACAGGAACAAAAAAGCAAAATAAGAAGTAGGGCTATTAGCTCATTGTCTAATTCTGTTGAAAAACTTTCTTATCTTCTTAACGAACAAGAAACACAAGAATCGATTATCTCTAAACAAGCTTTTAAGGCAAAACAAATTCAAGAAAATATATTGAGAAGTTTAATCAAAAATGAACAACAAGCCAGTTAGCGAAGAGCCAATACATGAGTTTACTGAAGCTCTAGACGACTCAGTCCCCACTTACTCAGAAGAAGACGGTAACATAATAATGCCCAATGGAGGCACTACTCGTGAATATGTTCTTACTAAAGAATTTGCAGATAAAAATAAATATATAATACTCCCGCTTTCTCCAACTATAGAAGATTTAATATAAATGTATAACGCACAAAAAGACTTAGATTATATAAACGAACAATTAGCTTTCTATGTTTGTTTTGTTGGATTAAATATTGATGAGTATGATTCGTATTCAATAGATCAGTTAATAGACTCAGCTAGAGGAGTAACAGATATTCCAATAAAAGAAATCGAATCTAATGAATTAGATGGTCGAAAAAATGAAGTTTTTTTGTTTTTAAAAAATCAAAGAATTTCATTAATAGGAAATATTAGACGACTTTGGTTTATGCGTCAACTGGCTTTAGGAGCAATTAGTCGTGAACTATGAAATGAATTATTTTGAAAATTTAATTAAGTTAATTAAATATGTAGATATAGAATCAGTTGAAGATTCAATATCTAAGAGTAAAAAAATAAATAATTATCTTAAAACTTTATCATTAGATAAAAGAAAAATAGCTGTTGGAATGGATTTTCTAATATGGTATTTTGATGTATTTAGTGAGGATACTCATTTTTGGAACGTAAACCCAGCATATTATTATGCGGCCAATACTCATGAGTTTGGTTTTCTTACAGCAAAACCAGAAACAACTCTAATGACTCTTCCAGCATTTAACACTGGCTTGGCGAACTTAATGCATAAAAGGTCTAAGTTAACAATGTTGAATAACTATCAGTTAGATTTATTTGAGCAATTTATAAAAACAGATGGATGGAATTACGACACCGTAACAATGCAGGAGATTGAAGCAAATCAAGGTCCAACTTATGATTTCATATGTATGAGTCTCCATGATGTAATTCACAATCCTAATATTGCTGTTAATTTTTTTAATAGATTAAACAAAAACGGAACTCTCATGATGCTTTACACAGGGATGGATTCGCTGTATCAAGATGAATCTATATTTACTGAAATTTATCAGGTTCATCAAGTCCTAAAAAATATTGACAATTCAGCCGTTTACCATAACCCAACAGGAGCAGCTGTTACATACGCAGTAAAATTGTAGTACTATATACTTATGATTATATTAGATGATTTTATTAAAGATAAAGATCTTTTAAGAGAAATTGAAGAAACAAAAGATTTTTTTCCACCGTCTATGGGAAATGAAGATAGAATAGCAATCGAGCTAAATAGTTACCATGACGAAAAATCAGACTGCTTTGCACCGTACATGTTTTGGGATGGTTGGTGGAAATCACCAGTAGATACCCCAAGGAAAAAAGTAGTAAAACAAATATGGGAAAATAATTTACCTTTTTCAACGGAAGAGGTTTGCGGTTTTGAGTACTGGACAAGGACATTCAATCCTGGACAATATTTAGGAACACACGTAGATGAAGATACTTTCCTTTACGCAGATAAAAAAATATTTAGAGGACCAGCGATAGGGTGCGTGTATTACCCTCATACAAATGATGTTGTAGGTGGATTCTTAGAACTGCATCCAACTGCAGTTTCTGAAAATACAGAAGAAGCTTTAGAAATGGAAAATATAGATCCATTAATAGTTCCAATTGAGTTAAGAGAAAGAATAGCCTGTAATCCCAATAGGTTAATAATATTCGATGCAGGTCACATAATACATAATACAACCGCTCCTGTAACTGGAGTTAGAAGGGTTATGGTTGTAAATGTTTGGCATAAAGATAGTCCTCCAACAGCTTTAGAAACTGGTCAATTTTTTTATGAATAGTCAAGTAAATTTTATGGTATAATTAAATGATGAAAAGTAAATGGAAAGCCACTGTTTTTAATCCACTGGGTCAAGAATCATATGATATGACCATAGAAACTATTGATGATGTATTGCAGGCACAGGTTGTGAATCAAAAAGGTAGCGTAAACTTTACTCGAACAGGTCCGAAAGAACGATTAATTTTTTCTACCTTAGTAGACACTCCGATGAGAGCTAAGATTAACTTGGAGTTTCTTACAGAAGACTACTCCAAAGAAAAAAAGTTTAATGCTGTTCTAACCATTGGAGAATTTTCAACTATGTCAGTAGAGTGTGTCAAATATGAATAATCTGGCTTATGACATCCCACTTTTTTCAATCGACAGTAAGTACGATGTTATGTCCTCATTAAAGGGTAAAGTTTCTTTGATTGCCAATATCTCATCAAAGCTTGGCTACACCCCCCAATGTAGCGTTACGTGGTCGTACGCTAGAACATGTAAATATTTGTGGGAACTTCAACAAGTTCACGACATGTTTAAAGATAGAGGTTTTTCCGTAGTCGGAATACCTTGTAATCAATTTGGAAAAATGGAACCAAAAGAAAATCTTGAAATTCAACAATTTATAAAAGAAGCTTATCCTTTTGTAACTTTTCCAATTACTGAAAAAATAGAAGTTAATGGCAAGAATGAACATGAGCTATATGATTTCCTTAAGGGAAC